GTCTGAAACGGACACACCGGAACTTGGCAAGTTTGAAATCCCTGTTCACGAACAGTACGCCAATCCGCGTATCACGCAGAACATGCTTGACGATGCACAGTTGGACATTGCTGGCTGGTTGAATGGTAAGGTTGCTGACAAGCTGGCCCGTACCGAAAACACCGCGTTCGTCAACGGCAACGGCGTGACACAGCCTCGCGGCTTTATGGATTACGCTTCAACTGCTGTTACAACGGCTGATGCAAGCCGCGCCTTCGGCGTGTTGCAGTACATCATTACCGGTGCTTCTGGTGGCTTTAACGCTACTGACCCAGGTAATGCCCTGATTGATCTGGTGTATGCGCTTAAGGCTGGTTATCGCCAGGGTGCAAGCTGGGCTATGAGCCGTTCCACTGTTGGTGCTGTTCGCAAAATTCAGGACGGTGACGGCAACTATCTGTGGCAGCCGAACTTCACTGACTTGCAGCAGTCTAACCTGTTGGGTGCAACAATCACCGAACTGGAAGACATGGCTGCTATCGGTGCTGACAGCTTCTCTATTGCCTTTGGTAACTTCAGCGCTGGCTACCAGATCGTTGATCGCCAGGGCATCCGGTTGCTGGTCGACCCGTATTCTGCCAAGCCATACGTCCAGTATTACACGACAAAGCGTGTGGGCGGTGACGTTGTAGACAGCGAAGCCATCAAGCTGCTGAAATTCGGCACCTCGTAGGCTCAAAAAAACAGGGGGGCTTCGGTCCCCCTTATTTGAAACACGCAAGAAAAGGAGAGCAACATGCTCCGCGATTTGCACAACAATATCACAGTCAGCAATGCGCTTGATACGCAGGCCATCGCTACTGACACAACCACAGCCGGAGACATTATTGACCTCAAGGGCAACAAGGCCGTTGAGTTTGTCATTCAGTCTGGCACCCTGACGGATGGCGCATATGCCGTTTTGATTGAAGAAGGTGACGCTTCCGACCTTTCAGACGCTGCTGCTGTAGCTGATGCCGACTTGCTTGGCACAGAAAGCGATGCTGGCTTTGCCGCCACCGACGACAACACTGTAACAAAGATTGGTTACATCGGCGACCAACGCTATGTGCGCCTGTCTATCGTGTCGACTTCGACATCTTCAGGCGGCACCCTTGGTGCTGTGGCCGTTCTCAAGCCGCTGATGCGTGGCACGACTGGCTAATTGAGGTTCGGGCGGGACGATCTGGGCCTTGCGCCGTGAAGGGTTGTCCCTCTTGCCTCGGTTGTTCCGTCCGACGCTGTTAAAACGGCGATTTTAACGGGGCTACACGGGTGAAGCGCAGGCACCCTTACCCCAACATTAAATCCAACGGAAGGGCGTTAGAATGAAGATACGGCTACTCAAAGCATGGTCCTACAACCTTGATGGGATGCACACGCTGATTGGCAAGAAAGATGATGAAATCAATCTGGAAGGCCGCGAGGGTCTAGCTGCTGATGCCATTGAGGGCGGGTTCGCAGAAGAAGTGAAGCCCAAAGCCAAGAAAAAGGCCGCACCCAAGAAAAAGGGCGCGGCTCCAGAAAACAAAGCGAATTGAGGTCTGTCGGGTAGTCTCCTTCCCCCCTCACCGATAGACCGGAAGCGGGGCCGTTCAGCGGCCCCGTTTTTTGTTGTCCTTTCGTCGACTGTCGTTTTCATAGTCCATAATGTTATGGCTGGTCGCACCCCAACGGCTGATGAAGCGTTGCATGACTTCTGTGTTGTTGTCCTTTAACGCCTGGCAATATTGCGTCCATTCGCGGCGGTCTGTTTTGTTCATAGTTCTTCTTCCTATTTGGTTGGTTTGAATAGACTGATTTGATAGGACCAGAATGGGCATGATTGGATTAAACACAGGTTGCCTTCGTTCAAATTCTTTGCAAGGTGCACCAAGACAATTTCACACTGTGGGCAAAGAGGCTCACCTTGTATTTTTCGTTTTCCGTTGACCATGTGGCGTTTAGGCAGGTTCATATGCCTGCGCTTTGCCGATACGGTGGCAATGTTCTTTCGCAGCTTCTTGGCAATATCTTTGATGGGTGCGCCGTCTGCCCACATATCAGTCAGCGTCTTTTCCATTTCTGCGTCCCAATGTCCCATTATTCGTCTACCCCTTCCATGAACGCTTCAACGGCTTGATCAAGAATGGTGCGGGTTGTATGCACCCTGACGGCTGCACGTTCGGTGTTTACCGTGTCAGCGTCTTTAATGGCGTCTTCTAGCTGGTCTGCCAGCCACTTGATGAAGTCGGGTGTTGTTGACCAATGGGGTGTGAACGTGTCTTTTGATGGATGGATGGTGGCTTTTAACACCCCAAACTTGTTAGCCTGTGCGCGTGCATGTTCCATTGCTTGCTGGTTAGTTCTTTCCATCGGACGCTCCTTTAGTCGTTGTTGAACAGGTAGATCACAGCCCATATGGCTATCAGCGGCAACGCAGCCCAAAGGGCAAAGGGAATGGTGATGGCAATAAAAACGGCAGCAAGAACACTGCCGATCTTGTCGTCAGTTGACTGACGCATTGGACGTTCCTTTCTGTTTACAGGTCGCCGCGAAAAGCGGCACCGATAGCGGCAATAAGGGCAATGATTATGACGAAGGCAACTCGCATGAGAAACCATGCAACACGGATAGCGAAGTAACCGACAACAACGACGAGAACAAGGGTTAAGAAATCCATTGTTGCCCCCTATGCCACGTTGTCGATGGCTATTTCTTCAATCTGCTTAATCAGGGCCGATGCATTATCAACGCCAAGGAAATATTCCAGAGCAGCAGGGAAGGTTGCAAAGCACTGGTCGCCTTCTTCATTGGCGAGTTCCACATATTCGGAAATTGCTGAATATTCGTTCATCACGCCCCGTGCGCCGTCAACGACCCGTTCTATAAGAACAGAACATTCTGACGCGACCTGGTAGTAGTGGCCGGGGCTTTCAAAGTCAGTGTAAGCGCAGGTATATTCGAGATTGGACATTGGACGTTCCTTTCGGTGACTAAATTTGGTAATCTCAATGATCATAATACGCAGTTAAAACCAAAAGTAAACACCCGTTTTAACTTATTTCTGTGAGGCAGTATGCGACACTATGAACGAACCACAGAACCGGCAATTGACCCGATCACTGTTGATGAAGTGAAGTCTGCGGGCCGCATTGACCACGAAACCGAAGACGGCCTGTTGGCTATGTACGTCACTGCTGCTGTGGAAACCTGTGAAAAGTATTTGGGCCGCGCCCTGATAAGCCAGACCTGGACGCTCTACTACGACGAATGGCCAAACAATGACGAGCCGTGGTGGGATGGCGTACGGGTGGCGTCACAGAATGTGTTGAGTAGCCAAGCCGATGTGATTGAATTGCCTTATGGGCCGTTGCTATCGGTCACGAGCATTTCCACGTTCAACACCAGCGACACAGAAAGCACAGTTTCAACTGATGTATATGGCGTCTCAACTGGTATCGCTTCGCGTGTCTACTTGAAAGATGGGCAGGTGTGGCCTAGCGCAACGCGCACCCGTGATGGGGTGAAGATCGTCTATGTGGCTGGCTACGGCACCGACTTCAACGATGTGCCGATTGCTATTCGCCAGGGCATCATCCAGTTGTGCGTTCATTGGTACGAAAACCGCGAGGCAACAGTTGATGTGAATGTCAACAAAGTTCCAAATATGATACGCAAGATTTGGTCTCCGTATAAGGCTATCCGATGACCGTAGGGAAGATGCGCCACAGGGTCACGCTAAAGAACCACCCTACAACGGCGGTGGGTGCTGGCGGCGTTATATCCCAAACAGAGGACGTCATCGCCACGATATGGGGCCGGGTGCAACCTACATCGGGCGTGCAGACAAACGCCCATGACCGGCTAGAATATCCTGTTTCCCACATCGTTACCGTTCGCTATCAGGCTGAATATAAATCGGCACGGTTCATCACACACGATGGCCGCAGCTTAAAGGTGCTGGGTGTGCAGGAAGAAGAAGAACGGGGCCGCTGGTTGGTGTTTAATTGCCAAGAAGGTCTGCCGCAATGACGAAAGTGACAGTGACAGGCATGCACAAGCTGGAGCGCCAGCTAGAAGCAATCACGCCAGCCATTCGCGCCGAAATGAAGGGCGCAATTTCTGATAGCCTTCTTCGTGTTCATCGGGCAGCGGTTAAGCGCGTGCAAAAAGGCCCAGCCACAGGCAAAATATACAATCGCCGGGGCAAGCCTCACCAAGCGTCAGCACCCTATGAAGCACCCATGTCAGACACAGGCACGCTCGCTAGGTCAGGGCACGTCATACAAGACAGTGACGGCCTTGGCGGTGAAGTTGTGTTCGATGCTAAATATGCCCGATACTTGGAACTTGGCACCCGCAATATGGTTGAACGACCATATTTGTTGCCTTCGCTGCGTGAAAATGAAGACTACATTGACAAGCGCACAAAAGAAGCCGTTCGGGATGGCACCAAGAAAGGGGGCCGCAAGTGAACGCATGGGAATTACAGAAGGCTGTCTACACCAAGCTGACAGATGATGCTGGGTTGATGGCATTAGTCACCGGCGTGTATGATTGGGTGCCAGAAGGCACCGCGTTTCCATATATCACCATTGGTGAAGGACAATTCAACGAGCGCGACAACAAGACGCATAACGGCATCCGCACAGACTTGATGGTGCATGTATGGTCAAATCGCGGGATTGTCGGTATAAGGGGACGGGACGAGGCAAGGCAGATAGCCCAGGTCGTATATGACCTTCTGCATTGGCAACCGCTCACGATTGAAAATTACGATCATGTTTTCACCAAATGGGCGTTTGGTGAGACAATACTAGACGTTGACGGTGTGACGTATCATTCTGTTCAACGTTTTGAAATTCTGGCCCACGAAACTTAGGAGTTTGAAAGATGGCAGAACAAGCAGGTAAGGACATGCTGTTGTATGTCAGCGATGGTATGTCCGGTTGGACGGCCTTTGCTGGCTTGCGCCCCACTCGTATCGCACTGAACCGCGAAACTGTGGACATTACTAACAAGGACAGCACCAACCACT